CTGTATTTCCACAAGGTATTTTATCTAAACAAATGAAAAAGATAGAAGAAAAAGAATATGCATATGAGCTAATTGAATTAGATAGAGATCAAGAAGGTATAGTGGCTAAAAGAACTAACAAGGCACCAATTACTGAATTCCCCGTAAATAAAAAAATGACAGATAAAACTGGAACTATAGTAGTGTGGGAAAGACCTGCTAGTAAACGTCCGGAATTTGGCCAATACTATGGTTCTATTGACCCTGTATCAGAAGGTAAAACAACTACATCTGATTCTTTGTGTAGTATATTCATATATAAAAATGCTACTGAGGTAACTAGAACAACCGTATCAGGTGATACTGAGGTATTTGTAGAAGGAGATAAGATAGTAGCTGCTTGGTGTGGAAGGTTTGATGATATTAATAAAACACATGAAAGACTTGAATTAATTATAGAGTGGTATAATGCTTGGACTATTGTTGAGAATAATATATCATTATTTATTCAACATATGATAGCAAGAAAAAAACAAAGATATTTAGTGCCAAAGCAACAAATACTTTTCTTAAAAGATTTAGGATCTAACAGAACAGTATATCAAGAATACGGTTGGAAAAATACAGGAACGTTATTTAAGAGCCATTTAATTTCTTATGCTATAGAATTTATAAGAGAAGCAATAGATGAAAAATTAGATGATGAAGGTAATGTTATGTCACAAACATTAGGTGTTGAAAGAATACCAGATCCAATGCTTATAAAAGAAATGTTAGCATATTATCCAGGTCTTAACGTGGATAGGTTAGTTACGTTTGGAGCGTTGGTTGCTTTTGTCAAAATACAACAATCTAATAGAGGTTATGCCAAAAGGCGTGAATCAGAAGGTGATTCTTTGGTAAATTCAGAAAAAATAAGTAAATTAAAGTATACCAGTGCGTTTAAAAATATAGGCCGTAGGAGAACATTAGGTGGTCAGAAAATAAGAAGGTCTGGTTTTAAAAATATTAAATAGCCAAAAATAATCTAGATGAGAGTATTAAATGCAATGCAAATGAAAAATGGGGCCAAAGCTGAAAGCGGGCCAACATTTTCTAGCTTAACACAACCAACACAGTTTTTACCTTACTCAAAAAAGACTGATGATTGGGCGGCTTGGAATCTAGATTGGTTAGAGTTACAAGGTATAGAATTTTTACGTATTAATTCAAGAAGATTATTAAAGAATTATAAGTTAGCAAAAGGAGTTATAGATAAATCTGATTACATAGTTGAACCAGATAATGACTACAAAGACTTAATGGATACTCTTACAGCTGAGAATGATTCAGCACTTGAATTAAAATTTTATCCTATCATACCTAATGTAATTAATGTATTGACAGGTGAATTTGCAAAGAGATATTCTAAAGTGCAATTTAGAGCTGTTGATGATACATCTTATAATGAGATGTTAGAGCAAAAAAGATTACAGATTGAAGAATCATTATTAGCAGAGGCTGAGGCAAATCTAGTAATGAAAATGATTGAGATGGGTATGGACCCAGGATCTGAAGAAGCACAACAACAATTATCACCAGAGGGATTAAAATCTTTACCAGAAATAGAAGACTTCTTTTCTAAGGATTATAGAAGTATGGTTGAAGAATGGGCATCACACCAACTTGCAGTAGATGAAGAAAGATTTCATATGCAAGAACTTGAAGAAAGAGGCTTCCGTGATATGCTTATATCAGATAGAGAATTTTGGCATTTTAGAATGTTGGAAGATGATTATGATGTAGAGCTATGGAATCCAGTTTTAACTTTCTATCAAAAATCTCCAGATCAGAGATACATTTCTGATTCTAACTATGTAGGTAAGATGGACTTAATGACTGTGTCAGATGTTATTGACAGATACGGTTATTTAATGGATGAGAAGCAATTAAAATCTTTACAAAAAATATATCCTGCAAGATCTGCACAGTATCAAGTAAATGGCTATCAAAATGATGGTGCATACTATGATGCAACTAGATCACATGAGTGGAATACTAATATGCCAGGTTTAGCGTATAGACAATATACAAGTAACTATTGGAATAATCCTGGAGTAGGTGGTGATATTTTAAGTGAGATATTAGATAACTCAGAAGACATGACACCTTTAGATGAAGGTAACTTAATGAGAGTATCTACAATTTATTGGAAGACGCAGAGGAGAGTTGGTCATTTAACTAAGATAGAATTAAATGGTAGTGTAACTCAAGAGATCATTGATGAGACTTTTAAAATTACAGAAAAAGCTGTATATGATACCTCTATATTTAAGAACAGAACAAAAGAAAATTTATTACAAGGAGAACATATAGATTGGATATGGATCAATGAAGTATGGGGTGGTGTTAAAGTAGGACCAAACTTACCAGCAATGTGGAGATCTACAATGGGAGATAATATAAACCCAATATATGTAGGTATTAATAGAACTAAACCTGGAAGATTACCTTTTCAATTTAAAGGTAACAATACACTTTATGGATGTAAACTTCCTGTAGAAGGGAGAGTATTTTCTGATAGAAATACTAGATCTACTTCATTGGTAGATTTAATGAAAGCATATCAAGTTGGATACAATATGGTTAATAACCAAATTGCTGACATTCTAATAGATGAATTAGGAACAGTAATTATGTTTGATCAAAATGCTTTACCACGTCACTCAATGGGTGAGGATTGGGGAAAAAATAATTATTCAAAAGCATGGGTAGCAATGAAAGATTTTCAAATGTTACCTCTTGATACATCTATTACTAATACTGAGAATGCTACTAACTTTAATCACTATCAAACTCTAAACATGGAGCAGACTAGTAGATTAATGTCTAGAATTCAACTTGCTAATTATTTTAAGCAACAATGCTTTGATGCAATAGGGGTTAATCCACAACGTCTAGGAGGGGCTGTATCAGCTCAAACGGCAACAGGGGTAGTACAAGCTATGCAACAGTCTTACGCTCAAACAGAGATGTATTTTGTACAGCATTCAGACCAGTTGATGCCAAGAGTACATCAGATGAGAACTGATTTAGCACAATACTACTATAGTACTAACCCAAGTGTTAGACTATCATATATATCTTCTGAAGCAGAAAAGGTTAATTTTACAATTAATGGTACAGATTTATTACTAAGAGATTTTAATATTTTTGCTACAACAAAAACAAATCACAGAGCTATTCTAGAAAATCTTAAGCAGATGGCTCTTACAAATAATACTACAGGTGCAAGTATCTTTGAATTAGGTAACATTGTAAAAGCAGATTCAATTGCTGAAGTAACAGATATCTTAAAAGATTCTGAAAACAGACAACAAATGCAACGTCAGCAAGATATGCAACAACAACAGCAAATGCAACAGCAACAAATTCAAGCTAAGCAACAAGAAGAACAAATGAAACTTCAAGTTGAAATAGATGAAAATGAGAAAGACAGACAAAACAATATACTGTTAGCTGAAATAAAATCTGCTGGATACGGTTCAATGGTAGACATTAATGAAAACAAACAGTCTGATTATCAGGATGCTATGGAAGAAATTAAAGAGTCTACAAGATACAATCAACAACTTAGCATGGAGAGAGAGAAAAACACTACTAAGATGACTATGGAGAATAGTAGATTAGATGTTGAAAGACAAAAAATAAATGCTCAGAAAGAGATTGCACAGACAAAATTGGACATAGCTAGAGAAAATAAAAACAAGTATGATGCTCCTAAATCCAAAGAAAATAAAGATAAAAAATAAGTGTTAGCTATATACTGCTAAAAACTTTTAATTTATTTCAAATTATATAAGTTTAATTAGAAAGATTATTCTTATATTATATATGTATAGAGATTACTAATATTAAAACCAACAAATATTATGAGTACTAAAACTGAATCTGTGAATAGTAAAGTAGAAACATTAGACATAAACTTAGATGAGATCTTTGATGCAGCACCTAGTGCAGCTGATGTTACTTTGCCACAGGAAGAAAAACCAAACAAGAACATTTTTTCAGGTACAGGGTCAAAAACAGACATGTCTTTTGCTGATCCAGATGTAGATGACAAAGATGATTTAAATGTAAAAGCTGATTCTAAAGAAGAATCTAGCACAGAAAAAGAAGTAGCTGAACCAGAAGTAAAAGCTGAGGAAGTTAAAGAAGAAGTTAATATTGATGATGTAATCAGCAGTATTGATGAAGAAGACTCTGAAGAAGAGAAAATAGAAAAAAGAGGAAGGAAAAAGATTTCTGGAATAAGTGATGTATTTAGTAAGCTTATTAAAGAAGATAAGATTGTTCCTTTTGATGATGACAAAGAATTAGAAGATTATTCTGCTAAAGACTGGGAAGAATTAATTCAAGCTAACTTAGAAGAAAAAGCTAATGAAGTAAGAAGAGAAACTCCTAAAAAGTTTTTTGAAAGCTTACCACAAGAATTACAAATTGCTGCACGTTATGTAGCAGATGGTGGTCAAGATTTAAAAGGAATGTTTGCTACGTTATCACAAGTAGAAGAAAATAGATCATTAGATGTTAAGAAGTCAAATGATCAAGAAAGAATTATCACAGAGTATTTATCTGCAACAGGATATGGTACTACTGAAGAAATTGCTGAGGAAATAGAAATTTGGAAAGACTTAGGTAAGCTTGAACAACAAGCAATGAAGTTTAAACCAAAATTAGATAAGATGCAAGAAAAGGTTGTTGCAAGAAAGCTAGAAGAACAAGAGCTTAAAAAGAAACAACAAGAACAAGCATCACAGCAATATATGAAAAACGTATATGAGACTTTGAAAGGGGGTTCTATAAATGATGTTAAGATAGATAAGAAGACACAAGCTATGCTTTATAATGGTTTGGTACAACCCGCTTATCCATCAGTTAGTGGTAAGAATACTAACTTACTTGGACATCTCCTTGAAAAGTATCAATTTGTTGAGCCAAACTATGGTTTGATATCTGAAGCATTATGGTTGCTACAAGATCCAGAAGGATACAAAGCAAAAATAATGGATAAGGGTGCTCAAAAAACTATAGAGAAAACGGTAAGAAAACTTAAAACAGAACAATCTAATAGTGGAGGGTCTACATCTTTAGGAGTTAAGGATAAAGAACCAACTGCTAAAAGAACTGCTAAAAGAAAAATACCAAGAGCTAACAACATTTTTAAAAGAATTTAATCAAGTATTAAATATATAAACAATAATTATTAATCAAAAACAATCAAAATTATGGCAACTCCAGTTTTAAATAATGGGATTTTCCTACGTGATACAAGCTACAAAGCTAGTTCTCATGTTGATTCTTATCACCTTACCCAAATGCTTGGTAACTCCGAGCCTATGGATATGGGACCAATTGATTTATGGGCAATGACCCAAAAGGTAGAAATGCCTTTATATCAAATGGCTTCTTTTGGTGGAAAGAATACAATCATGGTGGATAATGCTAGAGGTGAGTACAAGTGGCAAACTCCTATTGCACAAGATCTTCCTTACATAGTGGCAGACATTGAACCAGCAAATGATGCTAAAGGTGTAGATGGAACTCTATTTAAGATCAAGATCAACAAAAGAACTTTTGGACATGGTGACATTATTACTTATGATAAGTATAATGGACTTGAACTTTACATTACAGCAGATGATATTATCCCTGCAGGTGATGGATATGTTTACACTGTTCAATTAGTTAACAACAACAATGCAGCAGTCTTAGATAATAAGTATCTAGCTAAAGGAACAAAATTCTTTAGAAAAGGTTCTGCAAGAGGTGAATATGGTGAAAGATTTTCTGACATTGAAACAGGATCTGGATTCCGTGAATTCTACAACTTTGTAGGAGGAGCAGAAGCACACGTACACTATTCTATTTCAAGCCGTGCTGATCTTATGATCAAAGGTGGTTTGAATGCTGATGGTACTGTACCAGTAACTGAGATTTGGAGAAACTTTGACAATGATCCAAACAATCCATCAGTACCTAGTATTGAAGGACTAGTAGCTAACATGGGTAAAGCAGGTGCAAGAGAAGCGTTTGAAAACGGAACTCTTACAAGAACTTTCATTACAAATATGGAAGCAGCACATTTATCTAAAATTGCTACGGATATTGAAACTTACCTAATGTGGGGTAAAGGTGGTAGAATTAAGCAAGACGGACCGGATGATATTAGATTATCTGTAGGTTTATGGTCACAGTTAGATAACTCTTTCAAAAGAGTATATAACAAGTCATCATTTACTCTTGACATGTTTAAGTCTGAACTTTATAACTTCTACCAAGGTAAAGTTGAATTTAAAGGGCCAGACCCACAAAGATCACTTGTTGTACAAACAGGTATTGGTGGTATGCAACTAATCAACAAAGCAATTGCTGATGAAGTGTATGGTTCAGGTTTAGTACAAAATGCAACTGATATTGGAGCTGTTAAAGGTTCTGGTATGGATTTAGATTATGGTTTTGCTTACACAAGCTTTACTATTCCATTCTTAGCTAACGTTAAGTTTGTATTGAATCCAGCATTTGATAACTTAAACACAAATGATATAGAGAATCCATTAATTGATGGTAGACCTCTAAGTTCATACAGCTTTATTATCTTTGATGTAACTGATGAAGGAAATGACAACATTCACTTGTTGAAACTTTCTTGGGATAATCAACTTAAGTGGTTCTACCAAAATGGTACTATGGACTACATGGGAAGAACTCAAGGATTTGCTTCTACTGGTCAGTTTAATGGATATAGAGTATATATGACTCAGACCATGCCGGCTATATGGGTTAAGGATCCAACCAAAGTTCTTAAAATTGTAATGAGAAACCCTGTAACAGGAGGCTCATTCTAAGAACTATAATTAAAGGGGAGGGGCTAATACCTCCTCCCTTTTTATTTTTAACCTTTAAAATATAACTAATCATGGCACTAGATATTAAAAGACAAAATAAAACATATGAGTTTTCAAATTCAAGTGTTTCAAAAATACTTGCTTCTAAAGCTGTTGGTAAAGACATCTTAGCTAGAGACCATGCAGATAATGCAGCAGCAATAGCTGCAGGTTTAGCAAAAGGTGATATATATCACACTACAGGAGCTTTGAAAATAGTTGTTTAAAAGTCAAAAAACTTTAGCAAGGGTAAAACCTTGCTTTAGAAATTAGTAATAATAAATGTACATAATTATGTACTTTTGACTGTGAATAATAATTATTAATTTAAAACCAAAAAAAATGAGTGAGTACACTATTGTAGAAAAGTATCAGCAGGAAAAAAAACAATCTGTTGCAGTGCGTCCATTTTTTAATCCTAATAAAGAAAATATGGGATTGGAACAATATGGATTGGCATTACATGATGGAGTATACCATGAAGAATCATTAGCATGTCTAGAGATGAATGGAGTAAAAAGATATGTTACTGGTTTAAATGAATTTGCACCTGAAGTAAAAATGTTAGCACCTAAGGAGAAAAAAGCAAAGATTAAAGAAATTAGAACTGTAGTTGCAGAATTAGAAGCATCTCTTGCAGCTAATGTAGTTGATCCAGAAGACAAAGATTTTTGGAACAACTTAACTATTATGAGTCCTAATAATGATAAATTTTGGGACAAGATTAGTTTAAGATGTGGTAATGATCCAGTATTCTTAGATCCAGAATTAGATCCATATGATAGAATTAAACTATATGCCATTAAAGCAGGTGGCTTTTCTATAGTAGCAAAGTCATTAAAAGATGCTAAAGTAAACTCTAAAGGAGTTAAGTTTTATTTAGATACGTTAGAAGAAACGTTAACTACTAGAACTGAACTTAGTAAAATAAGAAATAGAGCATTAGTAGAATTACAAAAAATGTATGATGGCAATGCAACAAAGCTTATGTATGTAGCTAAAATCTGTGATTCAAATAGCACACAGTATAGTAAGTCTACTCCTAATGATGTTATGTATGAAAATATGGATGACTATATTCAAGGTCATGGATCTGAAGGTAATAAGAAAAAAGCAGCACAAAACTTTTTAGATGTTTCTACATTAAGTATGGAGGAAATAAAAATAAGAGCACTTGTTAAAGACTGTTTATTTTATAGATTCTTACTGACTAAAGCAGGGGGATGGATTGAGCCAATGGATAGTGGTATTAGAATGGGTAAAAGACCGTCTGAATGTTTAGATTTTTTAATGGATCCTAAAAATGAAGAAAGTTTATTATCTCTAATGGATAAAGTTGAACCATATTGGAATGCTTAAAAATAATTAAAAATGGAAAATAATACATTACTTATAAAACTTAAGCAAAGGCTGAATAAGCTTGATAGCCAAGACTATGATAATATAGAATGTTGGCAGTTTGTTGAGGCTTTTAACAAATCACAAGTTGAGTGGTGTAGAAGAAACTTACATGGGGGAAATATGTATCAGGAAGGTGATGAGTTATCCAAAAGAAGAGTGGATGACTTGCAACCTCTCCTAATTGAATTATCCCTTACAGGTAATGTTTTTCCAGATTATTTTGAGACAGACAATTTTCCTGAGGAAACTTATTTAGAATTTAAGAAAGTTACTACACAGGCAAAAGATGACTGTTGTACTCCAAGATCAATGACTGTATATTTAGCTGAAGAAGCTAATGTTAATTTAATTATGAGAGATCCCCTAAAGAATCCAGATTTTGAATGGGGAGAAACTTTTTGTACTATGCTTGATAACAAGATAAGAATATACAAAAGAAATTTTGATATAGTAAATCCTGTATTAACTTATTATAGACAACCTACATTGATACAAGTACAAGGCTGTACAGATCCATACACTGGTAATATTAGCTTGAATAATGTTATATGTGAGTTTAAAGATGATTTAGTAGAAGTAATCCTTGATGATACTGCAGCATTGATTGCAGGTGATATAGAAAATATGTATCAGCAACAAAGAGGATTGCAGGCTGCTGAAAGAAATAATTAATATATTGTTTATCTGATAGAAAATCATTATATTATTATAGTAACACTGATGTTACAAGCAGAGTAAACTGTTTAAATCTTTTTTTATAACCAGTGAGGGTAATGGTCCTCACACAAAACAACAAATTATGGCTTATTTTAATCATGCGTTTAATAAAACGTTTGTTGTGTCTTCAGTAGAGCAAACAGCAGGTACTGCTACTAGTGCTTTAGCTGCTGGTGAATTAGCATTAGTTGGTGGAAGTGACTGGAAGTCAGTTGCTATCCCAGGTGGTGCTGCTGCTCCAGCTGCATTAACTGCTGGTGAACTAGCGTACATTGTACAAGGTTCATTTTATACTAAAGATACAATTGGTAACAACCCAGGACATGGGGGTTACAAAGAATCAGTAAAATCTAAAGGGATTAACCCAAGATATCTTACTAGAATGTGGGCAGCAAACTGTCTTACTGCATCACAAGCAACTGCTAAATTATGTTTAGCATCTGATTGTGCTCCTTGTGGTAAAACACAGTTTATGAGAATTGATGTAAAAGGTTCTCCTGCACTTAGATTTTTAAATCACAATGCATATGCAATTGCTGACTCAGCAAATGTATGTTGTGTTGAAGGGCAAGAATATATTGACCCGGCTTTAATCATTGCTAATATGGCTAAAATGGCTTTAGGTGATCCACTTATCAAACCATTTGTTGCTGAAGCTGATGTAGACGGTGTTGATGCTAGTACATTATCAGCTGGTGGTAATGGTTATACAGTATCAACTCAAGCTACTTCTGGTAGTTCTACAGGTTCAGGTGCAACTATTAACATTGTAAGTTTAGGTGTTAGTGATGCTATTGCTACTTACTCTATTGCTACTGCAGGATCAGGTTATGCAGTTGGAGATGTATTAGTTGTAGCTGGTGGTACAGATGGTGCTATTTTAGTAGATTCAGTTTCTGAAGGTGGTGTTATTGTAACAACTACTACAGGTGGCGTATCTACTCAAGCAGTTTATAGTATTGCTGAAGTAGTTGATGGAACATATGTTGCTTCAACAGATCCAAACGGAGCTACTAAGGTTTCTGCATGTGTAGAATTCAAAGGTGCATACGTTGACACTGTATTTGGTAACTGTTCTTTTGACACTAGAGATCATTTCAATGCTGAGCCTGTAGAGATCATTGTATCTTTATTAGATGAAACAGGTAATCCATGTAATGACTGTGGTGTTGCTTCAGCTACACCAGGTTCAATGCAACAAACACAAGGTGAAGAAGTAATTAGAGAATTAATTATGTCTGAGAGATACCGTCAGTCTCCTTATAACCAAGGAAATGCTGATAGTGCTAGAATCAGAGAGATTGAATTATCTGATGAGCTTTTAGCTGCAGTTGATAGAACATCAACATACAGAGCTTATTACGTACAACATTCTGTGCCAAGATTCAACAATCCATCAGGAGTGTTTGATAATGACCAGTATCAGTATAAGATCTATGTTAAATGTAGTGATACAGCAGCACAAAATGCTATGGAGGATTTCCTTGAAGGATTACAAGCATGGGCTAAAGACAATGGGAATAACTTACCTATTGAGCAAAATGCTGTTTGGTAATAATTAAAATTATCAACCAAGATATTAGAGCAGGGGAGAAATCTCCTGCTCTTTTATTTTTTATATGTTCTATTTTTTTTGTATATTATCTATATAGTATCATTTATTAATAGAATACAAAATGGCAGACAGACATATATTAAGTTTAGAAATACCTACAGTATCTAACTGTAATTTACTTTGCATAAAAGATACAAGTCAATATTCAAAGGATTTAGCAGTTGATTGTGAAGAGTTATTAATTACTTTACCTGGCTATTCTGTACCTGTTTTAATTAAGGTTGATAAAGATTTTGACATGTGTTTAACGGCATGTACACTTGCTTTGCAAACCACGGATTGTGGTACAAAACAAGAAAATATACCTGATGGTATATATATCATAAGATACAGTGTATCACCTAATTCAAAGGTATACGTAGAATACAATCATCTAAGAGTTACACAATTACTTGGACAATACTATGAAGTATTGTGTGATCTAGATGTACAACCCTGTCAACCTGATTCTGAGAAACAAGAATTATTAGCTGAAATGAGTTATATAAAAACAATGATTGATGCTGCCGTTTCAAATGCAGAATATTGTCAATCTACAACTCAAGCTATGCAAATATATAATTATGCAAAAGCCAGATTAAATAAGATTA